CTTACATACGCTGAACGTTATTTTTTACTTAAATACTTTCATATTCCAACCGATGAAGATGATATTGATAACAGTTTTCGAGATGGAAAAGTTGAAGAAAACTTAAACCAAATCGACAATTTAAAAGATTTGAACGCTTTATTTAAACAATTAACACAGAAACAAGTTAAAGAATTTACACCCTTATTCACGAAAAGAAAAGAGGAATTAACACCAAAAACAGATTAAAATGGGAGCAAGTAAAGATTTATTTATGCAAGACAGAGAAAGCGAACTTTATGAAGTTAAATCTTCAAATCACAATCCATTCGACCAACTTTCAGACGCTTTTTTACAACAAGCGGACAAATATGAAAACGGAGATATTGACGCTTTAGAAACGGCTATATTGATGCGCAAAGATTACGAGCGTTTGGAAATCCAAATGAATTTACGCAAAACTTGGATGGATGAAAACAAAGAATCTATTGAAAGTGAATCGAGTAAATATCCGGAAGGCTTTAAAGGTTACAAAGTTTCTATTCAAACAAAATCAACCGCTAATTTTAAAAGTATTCCGGAATGGATTAAATTAGAAAAAGACAAAAAAGATTTTGAAGCGAAAAGTAAATTAGCATATCAAATGGTTCAAAAAGGCGGTTTAAATGTAGATGCAAATGGAGAAGAAATTCCGTTGCCTGAAATGTCGGTTACTTCATTTATTAAATTCGACAAAGTAAAATAATGAAATCAATATCAATCCTTACCCGAATAGAAAACGGTAAACTAAAACGAAACTCTAAACTCGTGAAATCTGCAATCGAAAAATTCGAGGGTAAAGAAATTGAAATAATTTTTAAACGGAAATATGCAAAACGCTCCATTCCTCAAAATTCATTTTATTGGGGCGTTTTAATTCCGATTTTCCAAGAGTTAATAAATGATAATTGGGGCGAAATAAAGTCTGCAGAAGAAACCCACGAGATATTAAAGTTCGCTTGTAATTATGATGAGAAAATAAATACGGAAACGGGCGAAATTATCCGCGTTCCACAATCTACAACTATTTTAACGACTACCGGATTTATTGAATATAATCAGAAGCTAAAACAGTTGGCTATGGATTATTTTAATACGGTACTTCCTGAGCCTGGCGAACAGTTGACAATGGATTTATAAGTTATTTAGATTAATTCCATATTACTAAAATCTATTGCATAATCCTTCCATTATAACGAAATTTGAAAAATAAAACAATAACAAAAATAAACAAAATGAAAATTAACGTATTAGAAATTTTAGAAGCAAATTCTTATTTAATTAAATCTGGAATACTTTCGAATCATATAGATTATTACCTCAATAAAAACTTACTTCCAAAAGAACTTTGTAAAAACTCATTAACTATAAGTAAAAAAGATGTTTTTGAGTATATGCCAAATTCAAAAGAATTAATTGGTTATGAAAGAGGAAAAGAAAAATTAACTGTTGAAGATTATAAATCAAAACCACAGTATTATAGTGACGAACATAATGACGAATATGTACTTCGTGCAATTGCTAATAAAAAAGAATTAGAAGGTTTTGTTCCAATTTACAAAGACATAGAATTACAACCTGTCGAATTTGAAATTTACGGTAATATTGCTGATACAGGGTCTGAATTTATTTATTGCGAAATTACAAGCCAATACAGTAGTAATCCAATATTATACTCTTTAAATGTAAATCTAATTACAATTGATGAATATAATATTTTGAAAAATAAACATTCCGATAATGCTACTTTTGAAAAATTGGATAGAAAATATTTAAGATTTGCCAAAATAAATAACAAATATTCTTTTGGTGACCATTATCCGTTTCAAGAAATTAGCAATCAAAAATCATTTACATCTTTACAAAAGGCAAAAGATGAGGAAAGTAAAATAAGAGAAGCTGTTAGATGTTCCGCATTAAAAAATATTTTCCCTAAAAATCTATCTGATGAAAAAAAGATAATGATTATTGCTCAATTAAAAGTTGCTAAAAAATTAAAGAACAAAAAATCTATGGATGAAATGATTAATATTTTAATCGATGACTTACAAGATTATAAAAAAAATGTTTATGTTGATTGAAAAAGCGATATTATGGTGGGAAATGCTACCTAAATCAGAATCAGAAAAACTTAACAAAAAACACAAGGTAAAAACTGAAACCGTAAAAACAAAGGTTAAGATTTACTTTAGAGAAATTTACTTTAACAATTAAAAAATAAAACAATGAAATTCGACATTACAAAAGAGCAACTATTAAACATCGAAAAATTTGGCGGTGCAGATGTATCACTTTATTTAAAAGAACATTTTGCAGAAGCATTTAAGACTGGATTGGTCGTTGGGAAATGGTATGTAATAAATAATGATCCTACTTATTTATTAAACTATCATGGAGAAAGTGAAATTGATATTCATTATGGATTTATGGGAAATTGGGATTTATGGTTTTTCGATGAATATCATAAAAATATGTGTCGTGAAGCCACTCCCGAAGAAGTAGAAAGCGCTTTAATTAACGAAGCGAAGAAAAGAGGATTCAAGAAAGGATATAAAAGTTTTCCGCATAATATTTATGCCTACAAAATTACTGATTCAGACTTCTATTTTGATTCTAATAATAATCAACTATTTGTTCGGCAGAAAAATGACACATTCGCAAAAATATTCGACAACGGCAAATGGGCTGAAATACTCCCCCAAGAAAAGACCGTAGTACCAATGGAAAAGGCTTTGAAAATCATCGCTAAAAAGATGAAAACAACTCCCGAAAACATCGAAATCCAAGTATGAAAATAGAAATAAAAGGTTTTGAAGTATGGATAGGCGCGGACATCGGAGCAGATAATTACATCTTGCAAATTCCTAAACTAAAAGTCTTCAAAACCTTTAACATCAAAAAAAAATCCAATAGCAGTATTGGAGCAGAAAGCTAACGAAATAATTAACGAATTGAAATCAAAATAATGCCAATAATCGATAATATTCATTTGCACAACGCAGACAATCTCGATATAATGAAAACGCTTCCAGATGAAAGCATCGACGTTATATGTATCGATCCCCCTTATTTATATCTAAAAAATCAGAAGCTCGAAAGGGTTTTTGATGAGTTGAAATTCTTTTCTGAATGCAAAAGGCTTTTGACAAAAGATGGTTTTATTGTGATGTTTGGTCGTGGAACTTCTTTTTATCGTTGGAATACTATTTTGGAAGATTTAAAATTTACTTTCAAAGAAGAAATTATTTGGAATAAAAGACAAGGTAGTAGCCCTGTTATTCCATTATCAAGGATTCACGAAACAATTTCGGTGTTTTGTAAAGGTAATTCCCGTATTAATAATGTAAAAATTCCCGTTGAAAAAGCTTATGAATTTGAGCCGGAAAAAATGAAAGAAATAGTTTATAGACTTTCTACGACTTTCGGAAATCGGGAAACTTTTAAAATGCTTACTAAATATTATGAGAGTAAATTAACTCAATTTACAGAGGGAGCAGGAATTTCAAAACACGGTGTTTCTATCTCAAAACAGTCCCTAAAAGCAAAATTAAATAGAACGATTCAATTTGCGGTTAAATTAGAAAATGGAGCAAAAGAGCGGTCTATTATTTCAGAAACACGTGACCACTATTCGGCTATTCATCCAACCCAAAAACCCGTCCGTCTTTTGGAGCGTCTATTAAAATTGGTAATTCCAATGAAAAATAAAAAGATTGTCGTTGCGGATTGGTTCAGCGGTTCAAACTCTTGTTGTGAAGCCGTAATAAATCTTCAATCAGAATTTCCAGATATAGAATTTGAATTCATCGGAACCGAAATCGACAAAGAATATTTCGATGCAGGAAAAGAAAGGATTGACAATCTAATAAAGATTAAAGAGGGGCAACTTTTTTAAAATCCCCCAAAGTAAAAATAGAAGTAGAACAAAAACAAAACCCTAAAAACAAATGGCAGAGAAATATGAAGTCCTTTATTCTGATAATCCTTGGATTCAGAAAGCAGGAAGGAAAATGAAACCGTATAAGATGATTGATGGTAAGCAGATTTGGAACAGCGATGAAACAAAATCTTCTGATTTACCATATCAAACGATGACAGTTGAAGAAATGGCAGATATGCCGATAAAAGAGATAGTTTCCAAAGACGCGGTTCTTTTTTTATGGGTAACGAATAAATACCTATTGAAATGCGAAAAGGTAATAAATGCATGGGGTTTTGAATACGTGGCTTGTATCACTTGGAAAAAGAAAAGAATGGGCGGTGGTTTAGGTGGTGTGGTAAGAATTTCAAGTGAGTATTTAATGTTCTGCAGGAGAGGAAATTTAAAAGCCGTTGGGAATATTCCTGAAAGTGTAATTGAAGCCAAAAGACCATACGTTAACGGCTACCCTTGCCACTCAAAAAAGCCTGAAATATTTGCTGAAATAATAGAATCATTGTTTCCAGAAGCAAAAAAATTAGAAATGTTTGCGAGAAATCCCCGAGAAGGTTGGGATGTTTTCGGAAATGAAGTTGAAAATTCAATCACAATTTAAAACAAAATTAGAAATGGCAGAAAATAAAAAATCTTTTATAGGTTATTGTGACTGGGAAAATACTTTTGAAATGCTAACAGATGAAGAAGCTGGAAAATTAATAAAGCATTTTTTTAATTACATAAATGATAAAGATCCACAATTAGATGATAGGCTTCTAACAATGGCATTTGAACCTATTAAACTTCAATTAAAAAGAGATTTACAGAAATACAAAGAAGTCAAAAAAAAGCGATCAGAAGCAGGAAGAAATGGTGGTTTAAAAAGTGGTGAAACGAGAAGCAAAACTAACCAAGATGAAGCAAACGAAGCAAATGCTTCTTTTGTTAAGCAAACCGAAGCAAACGAAGCTGTAACTGTTAATGATACTGTTACTGTAATTGATAATGATACTGTTATTCTTTTAGAAAAAGAAACAAAAGAGACCGAGGTTTTAATTTCCGATTCAGCAAATAAAATTCCTGACGAACCCGAACCCAAAAAAGTTGCGCAAAAAAAGGTAATTGATTATCCGTTCCCCTCGAAAGATTTTAAAGCTCAATGGGATTTGTGGAAAGTGTACCGAAAAAAGAAAGATAAGTTTCAATATTTCGACGATTTGAGCGAACAGAAGGCACTCACAGAACTATTTAACCTCTCAAAAAGCAACGAAAACACCGCGCTCGCAATCATTCGACAGAGTATCGACAAAGGGTGGAAAGGCTTTTTTGAACTAAAAAATACAACAAATGGAAATAATAGACCAATCACCAACGGAACCCCAAACCTCGCACAAGCAAGACGTAGGTAGTTTAATTCCTCCGATGCGAACACGCACCATCGAAGCGCTTCTGAAAGTGAATAATGTAAATCATCACATTGCTAAAAAATATTTGGAAGAGTACGCGGAATACGAAAAGAATTTAGACAATCATCTTTCCGCGCTTCCGAAAAAAGAAGAAATCATATTGCCTGAATTGAAACCGGTTAATGTTGAAAGCCTTTACGATGTTTTTAAAAGCGCTTTCAAATATTTTCAAAGAAAAGATTTTGACGAAACAGCCAACGATTCAGAAGCGCGACAATTAGCGCGAACACTTTGCACTTATTTTTCGGAAAAACCAGCTTTTTTGAGAAGTCCGCTTTTAAATCACAAGTCAGAACCAAGTCTGCAGAAAGGCTTAATGATAATTGGCGGTTACGGAACGGGTAAGACTTCGATTTTAAACACTTTCCACCAAATGTTTAAGATTTCTCAAAGTATGCCGATGCAAGTAAAAGACATTGAAGGCACGGAGCAACTTTTGGGGCGTTATAAAATGGGTTTTGGATATTTTACAGCGAATGACCTTGTAAAAACTTTTGAAGCGATTTCAGACCCGCAAGATAAAGAAATATTTTGGAGCCGTCACAGTAAAGGAACTAAATATTTTGATGATGTGATGACCGAAGCCACCGCTTCTAATTACGGTAAAATAGAAATTTTCAAAGATTTATTCGAAATGAGATATTCCACGGGGGCCAAGACTTTAATTAGTTTGAATTACGCGGGAACACTCGATGAAACTTTAGATGAAATCTCAAAAAAGTACGGTGAACGAGTTTACGATAGGATTTTTGAGATGTTCAATATCATCGAATTAAAAGGCGAAAGCTTAAGAAAATAACCAATGGATTTATTCACTCAAAATAATTTAGGAAGATTAGCGGTCCACTTGGAAACTGAATCGGTGGTAGTAGTAAAAAATACTTATTGGTACAAAGGAATTTTAAAATATAAGGTTTTGGTTCCTATGGAAGATGATCACAAAAAAGGCAAAGAAGTTTATTGCGATGCCACCTATTCAGAAAGTGAAATTCAACTTTTAGACTGCTGGATAAAAAACACTTTAAAAAATAAAATAATCTAAAAATGAAAATATTAAATCTTTACGCCTGCTTGGGTGGGAATCGCTTTAAATGGGATGAAGTTGCAAAGGCTGCCGGAATTGAGATTGAAGTAACGGCGGTTGAAATTGACCCGGAATTAGCGAGAATATACCAAGAACGCTTTCCAAATGATATTGTAATTATCACTGATGCTCACCAATATCTTTTAGACCATTACAAAGAGTTTGATTTTATATGGAGTTCGCCTCCTTGCCCAAGTCATTCAAGAATAAGGTTTAATCAAGCTAAAGGCAGGAAAGATGATGTTTATAAAGCTATTTATCCTGAAATGACATTATATCAAGAAATTTTATTGTTAGATAATTATTTCGAGGGAAGCTATGTAGTTGAAAATGTAATACCTTATTATGAACCGTTGATTGAAGCACAAAAGAGAGGTAGACATTTGTATTGGACAAATTTCAAACTCTCATCTGATTTGGGCGAAAGAAAAGTTCAGATTGGTAGTGGCACTGATGAAGTTAGAAAGTTATGTGAATTTCATCAAATAGACATTTCAAGTTATAAAGGGTCACAACGTAAAGATAAAATAGCAAGAAATCTTGTAGACTACGAGGTTGGAAAAACAATATTTGAAACTGCTTTAGGAATTATAAACCGACCAAAGCGAAAAATGGAAAGTTTATTCGATGAACAATATACTGAAATCTAAAACCCCACTAAAATGATACAAAAACACTTAACCTTCACCAATGGCTCAAAAGGCTTGTTTTTAAAGCAAGGAGTATCGGGTGAAATGCTTTATGGAAAACATACGGACGGTGATGCAAGCACTCAAATTATACGAGATAAACAAAAGATAGTTGAAGATCATTTGAATAATGGCTTGAACTTTTCGGAAACCGCTGTAAAAATGAAACTTGGAAGAAATGCAATAGGATATTACGTTAAAAAGATTGTCGCAGCGAAAGGTGATGAGGGCGTAAAATGGGAGCAGGAAATCCGAGAGCGAACTGCCAAAAATAAACACTTAAAACAGATTAAAAATGCAAAATAAAACCATCTGGAAGAAAGCAAAACGACAAGAGTTGAAAGACTTCATCGAATCACAGAAGAAAAATCCACCTATTGAAACAGTGGAATCTAATTATAAAAAACAATTAAAAAATACGATATGAAAGCACAATCTTTAAGACAAGGTAATTTAGTATTACTGGATAATGAGAAAATTGTTAGACTACTTTGGTTTAGAACAGAACACGCTTGTATAATGGCTTTAGGTGTTACATACCCGTCCGCAATTGTAAGTTTAGATAGATTAGAGCCTATCCCATTAACAGAAGATTGGTTATTGAAATTTGGGTTTAGGTTTGATTCTATTGATTGGGAATTTCCGAAAGATTCTATCTTTTTTATTGGTTGGTATGCAGGAAAATTCTGTTTAGGTTCAGGTTCAGATGGAGTAACAAAAGAAAATTACATCGAATACGTTCACCAACTCCAAAACCTTTATTTCGCTCTCACAAACGAAGAATTAGAGGTAAAGGCTAATCAGGTTTGATTTCTTCCTTTTCAATCCATTGCCTAATTATTGCACCTTGTGAAGTCTGTTTTTTCTTAGCAATCTTTTTTAGTTTTTCGGCTTGGCTGGGTGTGATTTTAACCGAAATCATTTTATCATATTTTTCTTCCATAGCACAAAGATATAAAACTTTACAAAATAAATACTTTTTATATTGACAAAGTATTGACAATTGAAATATTAATTGTACATTTGCAGAAGAAAATAACACTTAATAATAAATATTATGACAGATTACATTTTTTCAACAATTCAATCCCTACCAAATAATGAATCGACAATGGCAGAATTTTTAGAAAACGAAAATCATTTTTATTCAAGATTTGAAAAAGATTCAGAAATAATTTTACTTGACGGCACTTATGCAGAAGTTAAAAATTCAGATGGTAAAATATACGCAGTTCACGCAGGCGGTAATGGTGATTTTAATAATCATCGAATCACATTTGAAGAAATATAAATATCAGCGGTGTAAAAACCGCTTTTGGTGGTATAACCCTTAACTAAGAATCAAATAACAGAATTATGAAAATATTAGTAAAATTTGAACAAACAATTAGAGTTAATGAAGATGAATGGAGAAATGTATGGGTAGAACGATTATTCGATGAATTCACCACTTTAAACGAGATTATTGAGTGGGCAAAAACCAAACAGAATATTGATAAAGTTTCAAATTATAAACTTGACTTGAGAGGTCTTATAATAACTGAAATAGAAGGGTAATCCCCTCAATAGAATTACTCTCTTAACCTTAACTAAATACTATTTATTATGAACTTAAAAGAAATTATAGAAAAGCTAAACGGTAAAATTGCACCACAAGGCGAAACAAATATCGATAATGAACGATTTAAAAACTTGCAAAATCAATGCAATTTGGTTTTTGAATTATTATCTGAAATTATCGAAGTCTCAAAAGAAAAAGACAGAGCAAGAAACTTTTTAATTGAAGTTAGAGCTTTGAGGAAAAAATTATACAATCAAAGTGAACCATATATCAAAAAGATAAATGAATTAGAATTAGAGAATTTGCGATTAAAAAACAAGTGCAGAATATATCGAATCAAGAATTTGAAGAAGCAAAATCTTTTGGAAAAAATTAAAAGAGATATTGAAAAATCGGTAAGTAAAATTCAACACTAAGAGCGGATTAACCCCCGCTTTTTCGGGTGAAAAACAATACTAAAATTTAAGATTATGAATGGTATATGGTTAATTTGTGTAAATAGTTACACTTTAGAAAACGGCACTGAAATTCCAAAAGGCAGAATGGAATATTCACACGCTCAATTTAGGCAATCATGCTCTCCTAATTGGAGACGAGCAACGGAAGATGAAATTCAGACAAAAGAATGGTTTAAAGGAAACTATTTTAATCTTAAATATGTTTAACCCCCGAACTACTTAACCCCTCAAATTAAAATTATGAAAGAGCAATTGAAAGCTAAAATAGAATTACTTACAAGACAATTAGAAGAATTTACCTCTGAATTATACAAACTTGACAACTCAATTCTTATGAAGTCAGTAATCAAAGGAAAGCCAACGCTTCAAATTCACCCGTATTCCCAAATGCAAAATCTTAAACATAATGGATGGAAAATAGCAACTGAATTGGATATAAAAGAGTTTTCCGAGTACATCAAAAAAGAAACTTTAAAACAATAACAATGGAAGCAATTAAATTACAGTCAATGACTGATTTCGTTTTAGAGCAAAGAATGAGAATTTTTGACGAAAAAAATTATGAATTTAGCGATTTTTATAAATCGATAACCAATTACGCAAAATTTTTAAAACAGCCTTTGCAATTGGGTTTCTTCGTTCCGTGTGATTTAGAGGGTAATGTTTTGGAAGAAGTACCTTATTATGCAGATGGTATTGATAAGATTGAGAAATATAAAAAAGCACGAGAAAAAGTTTTATTCAAAGGTTTTGAAATTCACACTTTACTAAATGATGAAACGAAAAGACTTACTTCTCCTAATGGAGTATTTAACGTTGCTTGGTACAACAGTGAAAAAGGATGGTATCTATCAAACGGAGTAAGCAAAATGCTTGTAGAAGGTTTAATCCCATACGAAATAGAACTTTCCGAAACCGCAATAAAACAAATAGGATTATGAAAAAAGAAAACATTTATCTCCACCTCTCTAAATTGAGTGGAGAGCAAGTAAAAGAGGTAGAAATATTAACCGAAAATCCTATTTTAAATGGCATAGTCGGCAATCCAATATTTCATTATGCTTATAATGATTGGGAAGAAAAAAAAATGTGGTTTAATTTTTCCGAGTCTTTTGTAGATAAGAAATATAAAAAAACCGAAATCACTCTATCAGAATTTAGACAGCTATTTTCAAGTGAGGAAGTCTTACAAGGTGAGAATAACGGTTGGATTTCTGTAAAAGATAGATTGCCGAATAAAGGAGAGAATGTTTTAATATTTAGAGATGTTCGAAAGTGGGATGAAAAAAGAATTCCGCATATTGATTTTGCTCAAGTCGGATATTTAGAAAAAGATACTCTAATTGGCGGCCCTAATTCTTTAACAGGATATTCAAGAATGCAAGGAATATATTTCGCTGTTCCTGCAATACTTCATCCAGAAAGCGTTTCTCATTGGATGCCGTTACCTGAACCACCTAAATTTTAAATCTAACAACTAATAAAACAATGGATATGAATAAAAAGAAATACTTAGAACTAATAATCAAATTGGCAGGATTTGAATTATTAACGTGTGATTATGATAAATTAAACGGATGGGAGATAAATTACAAAGAAACTAATGGTGTTGTGTATTTCATTGAAGGAATGAAGTATGAAATTGCTTTAGGTAATTTATTAGCGATGCTTTATGATACAAAAGATATTGATTTTGAAGGAAACGCAGCAATATTATTTGATAAATAAAAATAGATATGGAAACAATCTACAGAAAAGTAGCGGTAAGCGAAGAACCAAAAAGAGGTGGTGACTATCTTACCGATTTAGGTAAGTCTTATTTTAATTCCAAAACTCACAAATGGGAAGATTATTATAAAGCAGAAACAATTTATCCAGAATGGTGGCTTGAAGAAATCGATTTAACCCAACTAAAAAAATACAAAGAAGATTTAGAAGCGTGGAAAGAATCAGCGATGCAGGTTATGTCGGATTTAAGCCTTCAAGAATTAGGAAAACTTCTTAATGTTAAATTGGGAACTTCAGTATCGGAGCAAATATTACCATCGGTTAAAACGCTTTTAAAAGACAAAGAAGAGCTTATCGAAGGTTTAGATAAAATATTTAAAGTAGGATATAAACCGTATCGAAATACAAGAAATGAAGAACTTGAAATAATCGACATAGCTCGAAATCTACTGAACAAATTTCAAAAACAAAAGTAATGAAAACAAGATTAATAGTACAATTTAGCGGTTGGCATGAAAACGGCAAAAAGTCGGATAAAAAATTTCTCATTTTGAATATTGAAGGTGAAATTTCAATTGATATTGTAAATAGAGAAATTGCAAAACAAGGAGGTCTTTCGCCTTATAGACGGAATAAAGATATAGATATTCATTATCTACAAGCATTTTAAAACAAAAGCAATGAAAACAGCCACCCTTACATTAAAGAGAAAGGTTTTGGTAATTGAACCATCAGAGGAAACACGCTTTAAAAAATATGTAGAATATCTTGTCACACACGATACAGAGCATTTGTTTTTATTGCCAAAAGGAAAATGGAAATGTTTAGGCTCACCCGATGATTTAAAAGAGGAAGATGTGAAGGATTTGGTAAAATGGTTTGGACGAATGCCTGATTTTCATCAACCACTATCTTATGTTTTTTATGACTATGTTAACGAAGATTATGGATTTAAAACCGCTATCGAATCCTTTAACTCAGCCTTAGAAAAAGAAATTTATTGGGTGAATCCTTTAAATAATAAACTCGACAAATCGCAACCTTTGATAATTCAAACGGAACACCTAAATAAATGGAACGAAGCGCAAAAAAAGACCTTCGACATAACCCAAACTCTCATATTTATTGAGAATTAAAACCAAACTCCCCACCTAATTATAAGCGGGGAGTTTTTTAATCTCATTCTTTTGGTTAGACATTATAAATCATTTTGGTAGATTTCCATTGCTTGTGCATCCGTTGGTACTGCTCTAAATGCTTGATATTTCATTAAAGAACCGATATATCCAAGTGAATTCCCCGCCCTTTGACCGATGTGTAAAATATTATTTACCCAATTACCATTTAAATTTGCATTTGCTGAATTTTGAACATAACTCACAACTCCATTTATATAAATTATATTCTGTACATTTCCTAAAGTTCTATCAATGCTAACTATCACGTGAATCCAATTTGATGTGTTAATATTAGATACTGAATGACCAATATTTATTTGAGAAATATTATTATCAACAACTTCAAGTCTATTTACAATTAAATCATTTATAAAACAAGCAAACGCATTATTTGCATTAAGATTTTGAGACAATTCAAAAAGACAACCCAAACTTGTTTGACTTGTTTTAATAAAAAATTTAACGCAAACTTTATCAGAATTTATAGGTAAATTAGTAGTAGTTTTAATCGATTGTGAGCCGTTGAAATTAGCGCAATATTCCCCCGATTTTCTTCCCGACAATCCAAAAGTTGGCAATCCTTGACCTTGCACCATAGTAAGTGCAGAGGGTGATTTATCAATAAAATTGTTTTGAAAATCGAGGTCTAAAATAGGGGTTGCGAATGGCGTGTATTTACTCCATATCTTTTGTGTACCAAGATAAACCGAATTTACTTGACTATTCCCCAACTTAACATCTGAAATATTTATGTTACCTAATTTTAAACTCATTGAATAAAGTATAAAGTTGCTGAATCTTTAGTTACAATTGCATCGTATTGCGCTTGTGTGCCGGTCCAAAATTTAGTAGGAATATTTGCTCTTGTTTCTAAAATAGAGTTTTTATTTGCAATTGCAGTTGCATTAGTGCTTATTGCGGATGCATTGGTTGCTATTTGAGCTTTTTGAGCAGGCGTTAAATAAACACGTGTAGAAGTTTCCGAAATGTTATCAGCATTTGCATTAGAAATCAAAAAATACTTAGCATCTGCACTTGAAGTAGTTTGATAAGCCGACAAATCCACCACTCCCGAAAGTTTGTCCCATCCAGGAACGCCTGTATTATTTAGATTGGTAACCCAAACATAATTATCACCGGTATCGAGTAAATTCCAAACATCACCCGCCCTTCTGTTGGTTGTTGGTAATGAAGCGAAATTATCTACCGAACCTTTTGAACGATATACAGCCGTTAATAAGCCGTCAACTTCTGTTTTTGTATAAGTATTATCAATTGTAGCGAAAGTAGAATTTACATAGCTTAAACTCGCTAAATTTGCGATGTCAGAAGGAATTAAATAGTTTCCTATCGGCTGAAACGTTTCATTAACATAGGTTGTCGTTGCTAAACCACTAATATCGGTTACATATCCTAATGATGCCTTCCAATTTTCGGGATTAGTTATATTCGTTCCGTTTCGTCTTGCTAAATTTGAAGTATCACCACCGCCACCAATATTAATCACCGCAATTTCTACGGAATATTCAATAGTTTCTTCGGGAAAAGTTAGCGTGAAAGTAGAATCTTCTGAATCACCACAATCACAAGCGTCAATTGAAATTTTAAAGTTTTCAACCGCTATTTTTTCGATTAATTCTTTTTCAAGACCTTGGAATGTTGCCCAATAATCAATAGTATAATTTCCCTTTTGATAACTTTCTAAAGGTGTTTTTGGGAAATAAACATTACCCTCTTCGTCTTTTACGCCTTCAATTTCTGCAATTATGTGAGAATCATTGTAAAACCCGCGAACCTTAGCAACAAAAGTATCTTCTGAAATATCTCGATCCAGGAAAGTAAATTTACGACCTGCAAACGTACTTCCCTTTATTTCGCAACTGCTTAATTTTAATGCTTTGCAACTCATTATATTAGTTATTTAGATTGTAATTGATGATTATAAGGTGATTGGCTTATGAGAAAGATTTTCTGATAATATTTTCAAACGCTACAGCATAAATTGCAATCAATTCTGCTTTGTCTGTTCCGTTGATGCATCTTCTTGCACCTTTGTAATCGGTTTTTTCTTTATTAATGTAGTCGGTGATTTTTTTCTTTGTGAAAGCACCTTTAATAAATCCATCTACCAAAATTGTAAATGCGTATTTTGGAATCATTGCCAAATCTGGATTCTTTACCAAATCTTCACCCAAAACTTTTGAATAATATTGATAGTTTTCTTTCCAAGTAATTTGAACGTAACCTCGCCCGTAAAATGGAAAATATCTAAGATTGTTTTTTCTCCAAGTTTCGCTAAGCCAATAAGCTTCTTTGATTGGCAGAAATGTAGCATTTGTTTCGTGAAAAGTGGTGGCGAATACATATGCCCATTGCTGAACAGAAAACGAATTTTGAACAGCTTGTGTAAAATCTAAAAACTGATCGATTGCGGAAACTTCTTTAGCATCCAAACTCTTATTCGGATCTAAATTTCTACGGTATTCATCGAAGAATATTTTTTTATTTATCATTGTATAGGGTTTTTAGGTTTGTAGAGTTTCCAAAGTAATTGCAATAAAACAGTTATAAAAGCGCCTAAAACAATCCAAATAATTATAGGCAAACCTTTGCGCTCTGTTTCCTTGTCTTTTGAAGTTTTAACCGATTTATAAATAGTTTTGGTTTTATACTGAATTCGAGATTTGAAAGTAGTGTGTATTTTGGTTACGGTCTTATATTTAACTTCTCCCTTTACATTGTTAATTGTGATTGGTGCGCTTCCTGAATATTGAAAACCTCGATAATTGACCGTGAAAGGATTTCCATCAGTACCGATTACAATATTTTGATTTTCCCAAAACTTCGAATAATCAACAGTGGTTTCCGATTGATTTTCTGAAAAGGTTTCTGCAATTAAATTCTGCTTTGTTTTCGCTTCTACTTTCTCCGATTGCTTTTCTACTTTTGAAGTCCGGGAACCACAAGAAATTACCAATAGACTAATCCAAATATATTTTTTCATTGTTTACTATTTTATAAGGCTTTAGAATGAATTTTGACTTGTTGAATAGCCTATAGAAAAAGCTACCTCTAATAGAATCTACACCATCGGGAACTTGAATTTCTTCAACGGGTTCGTTTATGTTTTCGGCTTTAACTGCTTCTTGGTTTTTGAATTTATTTGCCGTTATTACCTTATCTTTTAATCGGTTTTCAAACTTCAAATTAATGATGTAAACCTTTAACTTCTCAAATAGGTTTTGTTTCCTTTTCTCCAACTTTTCAGAGGTTTTCAACAATTCAATATTTTCTTTGTTGATTTTGTCTAATTGGTTCAATTGCTTCATTATTTTCACAGAATCATTCTGCGAAAACGAATGTGCGCTAATTAAAACCCCTACTAATAAGAATAATAGCTTTTTCATTTTTTTATTAATTTTTCGATTGTGTTGATTGTGTTGATGTCTTTTTTATCGCTTTCATTTTTTGATTTCAGAATATTTTTAATCCTTTCGGCTTCCTCTAATTTTTTGGTCACTAATTGTTCCAAATTACTATTTAAAGAACTGTTATTGCAACTATCCAAACGCTTCTGATAATAGTTAAGCCTTTGGTTTATATTTCTCAATTCCGCAGCATCATTAACAATAGCATTTTTAAGCGATTGAACTTCCTCTTTTGCGCTTTCTTGTCCGTTTTCCTCACCTTTATTATAGAAGGAAATTGCGGTAATAAAACCACCAATGATAATCACAAAAATCAAAATACCAAAGCCGTATTTCTTTTGTAAAAATTCTTGGATAAAAGTCATATTAGTTCTGACTTCTTCCGCTCCTTCTTTTATTTGGTTCATAAATTAATAAGTGTTTAAACTATTCCTAATAATCCTTTAATGGTCGCAAGTTGTGTCGAATTAGAATCATTTAATAATTGAATAAAGGCTTCGGGGTCATAAACATCTGAAAGTTGGGCAAAGGCTTTTCTGTCTCCTTGTTTGTCGAATTCTTCGTTTCCTACTATCCCTTTAAAATCTTCTAATAAAGAGCTTTCTATTCTAATATTATCACTTGAAATATCAAAAGTTGTATCACCATTATCAGGATGTGAATATCGTAGAGATAATTTTGGGTCATTATTCGTACTTCGGAAATTAATTGCTGAAATAATATTATCAGTGATAGTACCGAAAGAATTTTCATCTGAGGCAGGATGGTTAAAAAACCCAATAGTTGAATATGTACCTGTTGAATTATTTATTATTTTAAATCCTTTAACATCATAATCATTTTGTACAAATTCAATATCTCCAGTAACAGGTTTACCTTCTTCTGTTCCTGTAAGTGGTATTCCAAAATCATAAACATCTGAAAGTTGAGCAAAGGCTTTTCTGTCTCCTTGTTTATTAAATTCCGCACCTCCTATTAAGCCTTTGGAATTTATATCACTCGTAGCAAATTCTATAAAATCAGCTACTGTAAATTGATATTCTATTCCATCTTTAATTCCCTTTATTAAAAATATCGAATTACGACGATTTTCTTGAATACCCCAGAAATTATATTCATCAACATAATTCCCAAAGAGTAAATTATCACTTCTATAATCTATAAAATATCCTAATTTAAACTCGGTTCCATTTGGAATATTATTACCTAAAAAACCAATAAATTCAGTATTATCAATTATTGGAATATTTACATCTCCTAAAAATTCATTTCCGTTTTGACGTGCTTGTTCTAAAGTTAATCCGTTACCCGTATCTATAATTTGACCGCTTAAATTAACCGTTATTTTAGCCACAAATAAACCATCATAAGGTGGCTCAACTGCTTCCGAACTCTCATCACCTTGCGCTAAATAAAATACCGTTGAATCGGGTTTAGCGTAAATAATTAGAATCTTAATGAATTCTACAATTGGCGTATAATTAAAAACACTCGGATAATAATTCGTATAAATAGTTCCATCAATTCTAACCGTATTAGCCAAACCAACGCCAGGAACATTTAAAGTAACACTATTTGAAGTTGTTTCAATTTCACCAATAGATAAAACCTTGTCATTCTCATTATCGGGTCTGAAACATCTTATTTTGTACGAATATTCGATTAATTCAGTTCCATTATCGGGAATCCAATAATTACCCTGTAAATCAATTAAAACAAACTCAGTTGCCAAAGCAGGCAAATGATAAATTTCTCCCAAAGTATCTAAAACCTGATAACTTTCTTCATCGGTTTCGTTTGTAGTTCTGAAAAATGGTCGGGAATTGTAAGATAGTAATTTAACCACAACAACACCATCGAGATTTTCGGTAATCTCAATTCCATTTACTAATTCTTTTATTTGTATCTGATGCATTATGGTACTATTAATAAATTAGCTTGTGCAACCGCTACTGCATCTGCAATGTCATTTGTATAGCCATATCCTACGATTATGTTTACTTCTACATTCTGTCCTGCATTCTTAGGATTTCCATTAGCTTTAATTTCGCAATTATAAACTCCAACAGATAATGATATTGGATTTGATGCATTTACCCAATCTCCTATATCATTTGAGTTTGGAATAAATATTAACCCACCATAAGTATCATTTCCGCTTCCATTTCTTGTGTTTAAATTCTTTTCACCACTCATATTTACAAAGCCTACAAAGGACTCCTCTTCAATATTAAGATTGTAGGTTGTTATTCCTAAATCCTGATCAAATACTAAATCTGATATGTAAATATTTGCCGTACTTGCTTTTGTATACTGCAGATTATTTGAATGTGCTGTAACACCGAATTGTGTAACCGCTTTAAATCGAATCTTGTTTTCTAAATATGAAAGTGCAAATGATTCAGTATCCGTTGTGTAATTTTTGTAAAATACCCAATCCGTGCCGTTGAAAATTTCCCACTGTTGACTAATTACAGGGTCGGCAGGATCAAAAACTAAACTCGCTCTTTTCACATTTATATTGCTTAAATTACCTGTTATCGGTGCGCTTGTATCATCGCCCCATGTAATCGAAACCGATAAGTCAATAGGCTCAACCGCTGAATCAGTCATTATTAATGTGTGAGTAGTTAATTTCCCAATTCTGCCTGCCTGATCAACTATTCGATAAGAAAAGTATTCGGTGAAATTTCCTTGTACGCCACTGTCATTATTAAATCCATTCGGAAAATAAACCAAATCATCTTTGTCACAATATGAAATTAAATCGTTTATCGCATAAATATCCTTTGTGATGTTATTTGCTAAAAAACCTCGTGCCGGAACACTTACCAATTTTACAAATAAATCACAATCATATTCAATACCAAAAGCATTGAAATAATTTACAAAAAGCATATTAGTTAAAAACCATTCGCCTGAATTCGGCTCGTTTTCCGGTTCGTGTGAATATGTAAATGAATAAGTTATAGGATCAGAATAAATAAAATAAACATCATTAAATATTTCTGTTTCATCCAAAATAATATTATATCCGAATTTATCTTTTACATTGGTAAAACTCATTGTTCCTTTCATTGCAAATTCCTCAACATCTAATTTTTCTAAGGAAGTTCTTTTTGTTCCATCGATGTAAAATTCGTTATTTGTTGAATGGACTTGAATAAACGAAAGAATATTTGCATCACCTTCGGAAACAAATTCATAGTCAACTGATTCATCTATAAATGTTTCCCTAACTTGCAAAGTACTTAAACCTCCAATTCGGGAATTATTTACATCAACATCAGTCGTAAAAGTACCTAAGGAATAAGCGGGTAAATTAGTTACCATCCAATAATGCTCGTCTTTATAAAGAAATAAATTACGGTCGTATAAATGTTTTGTAGCAACTCTAATAAATTTGCGACCATCACCATCATCACTATCTAAAAATCGTACATAATTAGAGTAAAATAAAGTTTCTCCGTCTGATTTAATCTCAATCCTGCCACAAACATCAACATCACTTTGAAAAGTAATATAATGCAATTTAGCATCGACTATTTTAAAATGTGCAGCGAGTAAAACACCATCTACAAACAATTGTAAATCATTAGATGAAAGTGTATTATTGTCATTAGGAACCAAAAACCGATGTAATTTTCCTTTCTCCAATGGATAAGGATTTCCGACAGTTCCAAAGTATTGGGAATTTTGGGGGTTAAGTTTATCTTCCAACTCTTCTAAAGTTCGATAAAATCTAACGGGTGAATGATACCAAAATCTATGCATAGTGATTTTTACTTTACAAATATAGTATTATTTATACTTATTCTAAATAATTTGATTTCTTATTTTTCCTCTTATTGTTAACTCATTATATTTTCCACTGAATTCAAATGCTTTTGAGCCGAACGGATAAATCTGTATAATACCTTCATTCGTATTTACAGAAATATAACCACGGTTAACAGTAGGATCATATCGCCATTTGGTGTAGCATTCATAAAACTCATGAAACAATACTTCTGCCAAAGTGATTTCGATTATTTGACCGTTAAAAATTGGAGTTTTGTAAGCTCGAAGCCTTTCTAATGTTTCGTTATTTTTTAGGGTTGTAATTCCTGGTAATTCATTATCTAAATCAGAAGTTATCGGCTCTAAAATTACATCACCATTATTTTTATAATTCGTTACAATTATTTCATCTGAATTAGGTTTATTATTCAATCCTGAACCATAAAACCCAAACCATCTAGCCATTTGATATTTTGGATTGTGCCGTAAATTAGTTGCACTTTTCTCGTCTTTCACGGTTCCGGGTTCAATACTAAATCCTTCATTTGTTCTATTCTTTGAAATATCACTTACAATAAATTTAATAGGCGTTTCAGAAGTTCCCGTTTCAATTCCGGAAGTCTTATTTAGTTTAATTTTATAGCTGTCAATTTCTAAAATCTGCCAATTTCCGGTATTTAATCCAGATGTAATTTCCAAATAACCGCCAACAAATAATGGCAAAACATCAAATGGAGTTTCGTATGAAGTTATCCATAAATAACCACCATCTGCAAAATGAACGGCATCGGACAAAATACCTTCATCTTCGTAATTATCAACATCTACAACATCAAACATAATCAAATCATCATCATTATCATTTGTAGAAGTTGATTTATCCAAAATCATTTCCGAAATTTTATCTTCATCAATGATAGCATCAATTGTTTTGTCAAATTTTGTTTTAACCGATTTTAAAGGCGTAAGCGCTTCTAACTTTGTGTTGTAGTTTAGTAAATCACTTTTTTTATTGGTAGAATATTTCTTACTTCCAAATGTTAGCTGATTATAAGAATTTTCTAAATCGTGATCTGTTGAAAATTCATCCTGAATAAATTCTTTATTGGTGAAATCATACGTTTCAACATCTTTGAAAAAATATTTAATATCTTCTATAACTATTTTGTCATCCTGCAAATCAAATCCCAATGCCAATAATTTAGCAGCGGAATCATAGAACAAAGTTTTAAACGAAGTAGTAATTTTATTTGTATTGTAAATGTCCGGTAATCCTCTCATAAACATTCCCGTAGATATAACAGTGTTGTAATAATATCCACCCATATTAATGATTGAGCTTTGAACCGGAATATTTTCACCACTATAAATACGAGCTAACCTTTCAACTGCATTTTTTAAACGGATTACTTTTGTCTTTTTAAGTGGTGTGGTTAAATCAGCGGAAACCGTGAATGATGTTTGCGTATCTAATGCGTAAAATCCTGCGGAATTTCCATCTTTGCTTTCAAATAATAACTCTAAACTTTCGCCTGGTTTTAAATTTCCAATTTCATAGGTTTTATTTGTGATTTGTAGTTCGGCTATTTTATACGTAGCATCAGGTGGCATTGTTGCAAAATCCTCTAATTTCACCTTACGAACTACAGTTGCTCCCAATTTAATAACAGCATTTAACTCGAAACTAGGTTGCGTATCTGCCAAAAACCGCAATGCCTGAACTTTTAAATTACTTATTTCAACAGATACATCAGGAAGTTCTAAAATAGTAGATAATAAAACCCCTTTATATTGGTAAACAATACCTCCAAAACTCTCATAATAACCACTTGCATCATTAGTATTATTCCCTATTTCATACCCGTCAGAACGAATGTAAACGAATTGGAAAACAGTTTTTAATTTTGATGCAAATGGGAATTGAGTTGTATCGAAAATATAAAAGTTACTTAATTTGCGAACCCCTTCTTTAAAGTAAACATCTTCTAAAACCAACGGCTCAACTTCCAAATTATCCAAATCCTTTTCGGTGAACAAATTAACGGAAACATCTTCACGAGTGATGAACTTATTTTGTACTTCTCGCTTTTTTATTTCCGTTTCAATCTTCATCATACTTTTATCGAATGAATGATTGTATTTGTTTAAGTTTAATTGGTAGCCAGAACCCAATAAATCATATTCATCAGAACCATTTACCGCTTTCCAATTAAATATAATAACAGCGTCACCGCCTTGCTCTTCATAAACTTTTTTTATAATATCGTAACCAATCGGATTTGAGTATTCTAAAAATGTAATCTTTTCACTATCACCAATAATAAAGTTTTGAATATTAAAGAATTCCTCATCAATATCAACAATGCAATCAGCTTCATCAAAAGCATCGGGTTTTTCTACCACATAAACCCCCGAAAATTCACCATCAACAACATTTAGTGTAAATATTTCTTCTGTTCCGCTTTGGTATTGAATATGCTTAATTACGCTCATTTCTTGATTGTTTTATTACTAATGATTGTTTCTTTCTTTTACCAATATAAACCGGATATTTACCGCCTTCGTGAATGAATATCTCACCCTTTTCATTTTCCGTAGTAGTTGGTTTGTCAAATTTACGTAATCCCTTCTCAAATTTATTTCCTATTTTATCGGCTAACTTATCGTAATCTATTTTATCGTTTTGTACGAAAATAGGCGTTACCGATTGATTAGCGATTTTATGAAATACATTCGCTCCTAATTTTGGAATACTATCAAAATTAGATAATATCTTTTGCGTTTCAGAAGCAGTATGAACCGTATCACCTTTACCCAAATGAGTTAAAACCGCTCCATCATCTGAACCCAATGATTTAATCTTTCCGTTATTGGTGATTAATTCACGTCCTTTCTCTTGGGTGTATGCAATTTCTTCAATACCACCTTTTCTACCTACGAAATATTGAGGAACAGGATTTTTACTCATAATTAATCCCGCTTGAATTGCACCAAAACCCGCAGCAACCGCAGCCGGAATAATACCCGCAGGAATACCCAAATTAGCTAAAGTTTTTGTAGCCGCTAAAAATCCATTTATTAACGCTTGATTTGCTGCAGCTCTTTGTTCTGCTTTAGCCTTTTGAGTTGCAATCATTTTTTCACGTTGCAATTGCTGTTCTTTTACTACTCTTGCTTCGTCTTCTAACGCGTTACGTTCTTGTATTTGTTCACGAGAAGCGTTTTCGATAGCGTTTAATGATTCCAAACGAGCATTGATAAAACCTAACTCTTGTTCGGTTGCTGATTGAGTATATTTTAATTGCTCATCTAATGTTGCAATACGATTGTCTAAAGTCTTTTGATTTAGTTGCGTTAATCCATCTTGAACTGCAGCAGCAGCCAATAAAGTAGCATCTCTCCAATCAAAAGTTTTATTTACAATTTCATCAAATGTTCTATTAACTAATTTAGAAAGGTTTGAAAAACCTAAATCCTCTAAACCTTGTGAAATTAAATCTAATGTATCAACCCAATCTTCACGAAGTTTATCAATTTTTAATTGCTTTATTTCTTCTGCTGTTAATGCTAATTTTTCATTAATTAAAGAAATAGTATCAACTAATTTAGCAAGTTCGGTTCCTTCGTCAATTGTTAATTTTGTTGTGGTAGCCTTATCCCGTAATTCTTTTTCACGCTCTTGATTTCGTTTTTTATCAACTTCTAAAGCGTCTAATGTTTGCTCTTTGGTTTTTAATGATAAAAAGAATTCTCTTTCGCGTAAATTTAAACGACTATTTGTAAGGATTAAAAGCCTTTCTTCTGCATTCGCTGCTGAACGGTAAGCATCATCTATTTGACGGTAATATTCAATATCTTTTTTAGTAGCATTTGGCAATCCAGAATTTAATGTGATTTGATTCTTTTGGATTCCGGATATTGCCGTATCTCGTTCTAATTCAATATTAATTATTTCCTGCGCATTACGTTTTGCCGATTCGATTAAATTTTGATAGTATAAATCAGTATTTGCAATCAATTCATTATAAACATCGTTTTGCTGTTTAATGCGTTCTTGCTCCAATATAAATTCGTCACGTTTAATCGATTCTAAGCGTGTTTCTGAATTTTGTTCATAAAGTTTCCTTTGCGCATCTAAAGCTGATTTTTCATAGTCGTATATCTCTTTATTAGCCTTTACCACTTCATCAACCGCACGTTTTCTTACAGATGCTTCAATGGCTCTTTGTCTTCCATTTGCACCTTTAAGGTAATCCTCAATCTTTTGGCGGTAATTTTTAATGATGACAATATATTTTTCCCAATATTGCTTTTCGTTTATTTCACCGTTTAATTGTCTTTCTTTTTGGATTGCAATTTCATTATCTCGAATAGCTGCCAAAGAATCTAAATAATCGCGTTGTTCTTTACTTAGTGATGTGGCTTTTGCAACTTTGGCTTTGGGTGCATCTTTTCCGTATTTATCGGCTTCGTATTGTGACGCTTCATTTTGTAACTGAATTTGTCGGTTAATTAATGCTTCATTTTCTTTTGCTGCATTGTCTTGTATTTTTCTGATTCCATTTCGAATAACGCCTTGACGATATAGAACACCGTTCAACAATTTATTATTATTAACCTCTTTTAAAATATAACCGCCTTGACCATCCCTAACGCTTTGGGTTGTCGTTCCTGCTTTTCTTAATCGATTTTCTTCCGCAATACTTTCATTTAATTGTTTTTGTAAATCCTCTTCTTTTAGCAATGTTTCTTCCATTCTTTGTGTAAGAATGTTTTCGATTCCGCGCGCTTGTGCAGATGCTATAATTGCTTTTGCTAATTGCTCATATTGTTTTTTTGCATTACCCAACATAATAGATTCTTTGGTCATATTTCCAAAGTATGACGGATATAAATCCTGTAATTTTCTTACGGCTCTTGTTCTTTGTTCTGTACTTAATGAAACATCGGTTGCAACTCTATAAAGAATTTTAAGTTGGTTTATCTCGCTTGCAGCGGATTTAATTCCCTCTTTTTTAGCTTCGTTTAAATCTTTAGTGTTTTTAGCTGCTATGGATGCCGCGTTTGAGCCTTTCAGCATATTTTGCGCCCAAATAACAATATCTTTACCATAAACAGTTAATAACACCACGCCAATAGACAACAAAGAACTAAATGAGAATATTGCACTTCCTAATTGTTTCCAAACGGGAACGCCCTTTTTACCCTCGGCCGTTAATTGTTTGTTTTTATCTATAGCTTGATTAATAGAATCAAAGAAAATAGGTAAGTTATTCGAAATTGCCATAAATCCCGTTTGAACAGAATTTGCAAACGCAGGCATTTCACGCGCTAACTGAGCGACCGAATTATTCATTGCATTAAATCCACTCGCATAATTACCAACATTACGATTATACTTTCCACCAGACGCATCAACAGCCTTTAATGCTTTATCGTATCTAAGCATTGTTTTTTCAAGTCCTGCCATACGAATTTCTTCTTTACGGCTTAACTCAATACCAAATTCTTTTTTAATTGCTAATTCGTTATATCTCGCACGCAATGAATTTAAACCTTGCTCTACTTTTTTATAAAGTGCAACCGTAGCAATCAATCTTTGTTGCTCTTTTTCTTCTTGCTTTGATAATTGTATTTTCTTTTGCTTTAATGCTATATCCGCTCTATCTGCATTTGCTTCTGCTTTTCTTGCGTTGGCATTTGCAATAGTAATCTTTGATAAATTTGCTTCTGCTGCGCTCAATTGCTTAATTATGTCCGCTTTCTGTTTATTCAGCGCAATCAATTGCTTTTCAGATTCAATAAATTCTTTAGGTGTGCCTTTTAAAAGTCCTGTGTTTATTTTATTTCCGGTATCTACCAAATCTTTAAAAGTGGAAACCAAAGACTTAACCCTATCATCAATAAGATTTAATTCTTTTATCGTTTCTGCTGACTGAATTACGGCTAACTGATCGCTCATTATCTTTGGTGTTTATTTATGCTTTCTATTTTCTTTTTTGCCTGGTCTTGCATTATTCCGAAGCGATACAATGAAGTTTTTTCTAAATCAATTGACCGCTCTAATATTAATTCTACATTTGTGATTATCTCGTTAATATCCGATTCACCACTATTTTTCTTATCGTTTTTCTCGATGTTTTTTTCTGCTTCTGAAATGTCGTTTAACAACTTCTCAATCTTTCCATCGAGAATTAATATTTGTTCATTTAAATCAGTTTTCTTTGGCACTCGTAATTCTGTCATCATTTCATAGATACTTGAATTATCTATTTTCAATCCGGCTTCTATTCGTAATGTATTAGCCTGAATTTGCAACAATATAATACTTTTCGCAATCTCAAATTTAAGTAATGATACTTTGGATGCATTGATTTTGCCGTACTGAATTATATCATAATTTTTAGCATTTAAGGAAGTAACGTAATCCTGAACAACTAAATTAAATTGTTCCTGCATTTCTTCTTCATTGGCTCCTGTTTCGTCACCATCTTCATAACCTTTTATCATATAAAAAAATATTCCCGTACTCTGAATTCTTTCGAATTTTTCAAGCGGGAATTCTTTACTGTCTTTGTATGTTTTAATTTTATTCATTTAAACAGGGGTGTTCTTTTATATTGTACCATTCAGCATTTCCTTTACCATCAATAAAACCTCTTTCTAAGGCTATTTGATTCGGGTTAATTCCATTCGGAACATAAGCAATCATCAATCCTTTTTCATCCGAAATATTATAGATGAAAAAGCGTTTTAATTTGTCATTATTAAACTCTTTTAAAGTCTGACATTCGGTCAACGTAATTTCTTTACTGCAATTGCACATATTAACACAAACTTAGTAAAAACAAAAGATAAATAAGAAGTAAACCTAAGGATATTGAAAAGAAATAAACGGTTATTTGTTTCGGTGATGCTTTATGTCGTGCCATTTATTATTTTATCTATTTGTTCTTTCAACTTTGGTTTATTTTGCATCTGAACTTTAACAAACTGTTCCTCTGTAATACCTAATGGATTTCTATTTGCTTGATCAAGCATCATATCTAACCATCGTACCTTTTTATTATTAAATCTCTGTCGAAAGAAAACATCTTTTAAATTTACCTTTACAAATATTCCTTCATGATATTGCCCCGTATTTTTTAAATCCCAATGACCATTATTAGAAGGATTGCTTATGAATTTTTCATATCCATATTCAGAATCGGAATAGAAGGGCATTTCTCTGCCCTCACTATCCAATCCTTTTAATAAGTTTTCACGATTAATCTTTTCTAATTGGTTTTCCTTCAATAGATTTTGAACCAATTTCGGTGTTTGCTTTATCGCTAACTTTATCCTTTTCGATAGCGTCTCCGGATTTATCAGCATCTTTATAGATTTTATCGAGTTCAATTTCCAAATCTGATTCCGTTACTAATGGATAATGAGTAAGGAATGTTTCTTTTGCGTGTTTACGGCTTTTAAATTCACCATCAACAACATATTTTCCTACTTTAATCTTCATTATGCAACGGTTTTTACTGTTGAAGTTCCGGAATAATAATTGGTATCAACCGCAATAATATCATTCCCATTTTCCGACAATAAGAATCTTACTTTTTGTCCGGCTACTAATGCAGCGTGTGTAAGTGTGTACTCTTTTGTAGTTGCGTTGTAAGATACCGCAGTTACCGCTTCTAAAGCTCCATTTCTTTCAAGTTTCCACATTCCCGCTGTTGCAAGACCCCCAATATAAGCGTCTGAACAAAGATTTGAAACCGTTACAATAGTTGATGTTGCTGCAGCGACTAAAATAGGCGTTACAATAGTTACTCCTGCAATCGGATTAACCTCGGTAAAGTCAATTTCATCATTAGTTAAAACGATTCCGTTATTTTGCCAATTGTTTAATGCTTTCGGCAATAAATCAATTCCTAAAACAGATCCTTTTTCTTCAACCCCCATAATAGCCAACATATAAAGACCTACAAAGGTTTTTACTGCAAATGGTCTATCGGTTCCATCTTTTGCACGGTAAGCGAAAATACTACCATCTTCTAAAACGGGTGTAAAATGCCAATTCTCGCTGTTATTTAGTTTATTCAACTCGTTATGAAAACACGGTGTTTTCTCAAATGTAAGATTCCAACCCTTACGACCTAAATCGGTTTGGCTTCTAATCTTCATGATTGATTCGCTGTAAGTTGCTTCTGTATCATTGTTTTCGATACTTTCAGCCATAATAGAACCAATAAATCCACCGTCTTGAATAATCACATCTAATGCGTCCTTATCGAATGCTTCTGTGAAAATTGTTCCTGGCTTCCATAATGCTACTCCTACCATTTTAGGAATATCACAGTGCAAACCTCCTAAAAGTGCAACTGATGCTGCGCTATCGCATTTGAATGTTGTAAACATAATATTTATTTTTGTATTTTATGTTGAGGAAAACAATCCTCATTAATTTTTAAGTTAAGTCCTTCTATTACTATCGCATCCCAAATATCGGTTACTGTTGCGTTTTCGGGTTTTCGCTTCAATCCATCACGAGCGGTTAATTCACTCACATCGTTAAATGGAAGCTCTACAAAATCAATCGTATCATTTAAAATATCAATCCCTCTTGTTAATCTGAATACTTCTTTAAAGTTTTCATACATAGGAAATAACATCTTTTGATAGTTTGTTTCATATCGCTTTTTATAAAGATCGTGTTGGTCTCCTTTGGTTATTAAAAATAAATTACAATTCTGCAACTCAATCGAACGACCTAAGCGACTTTCTGAAACTCTATAACCTGTTTGAAGCCATGTTATAGGATATTTAGTTGTTGACATTAATAATTTCTTATTCAACTCAAATAAATCTCCCTCGGTATAATTTACCATATATTCAGTCTGATTGAAATTGATAGAATATTTTCTATCAAATAAATCGTAAAGTAATAAATTATGATTAATCATATCCCGAATGAGTTTTTTCGTTGAAGTCCGAATTTAGTATTTTCGTTGTCTAAAAGTGGTAAGTTTTCTTTTTTGTCGCTTAAATATTGTAACAATGAAACTTCACCGCCTTTTAAATTCCCACCGAAATAACTAATGCCATAACCGTTACCTAATCTATTTTCGATTACCCAATAAGGATTACCTTCCGGAGTAAAACCATTCGCACCATTAAATAATTTACCGCCTTGAAACTTTAATAAAAAAGTATTCCACGATTTAACTATCTTAGGCGTTGAACTTGCTTTATTTCCAATCTTGTTATCCATCGCAACTTGCCCAAATTCCGTTTGCTGTGTAACATTATCTGTTTGCCAACGATAGTAAACATAATCAACTAATAAAGACCTTTCAATAGGGTTGTCGGCTAATCCTTTCCAAATGTATGTTTTATCATCTTTTTGGTAGGTTTCGCCTTCTACAATTTTGATATATTCCGGATCAGTTTGATAATTTGCTATAAAATCATTGAACATTACCACGCCAAATGCAAAAGACAACACTTCATATTCGCACGTATCGATTAATTGCGCCAAATCCGTTGTAGTCCGATTGTTTGGATCGGGTTCAGTAACGTTGGGAATTAATATTAATCCGGTAAATGAAGTGTCGTCTATTAACATTTTACTTGGTTTTTATTACTCAGTTTCTGTATCGATAACTGTAAAATTGGTTTTTGGCGCTTCCAACTTGGCTTCTTTGTCATATTCAGCAAGTTTTCTATCTACTAATTTCTTAGCGAAGATTTTATGCTCCACGTACGTTTTGCCGTCTGCTTTTAACTTTACCGCAACATATTGCTTTTCATCAAAAGTAACAACAACTCCGTCTTCTTTTTTAGCCGTTTTATCAGCTTTAATTCTTGATGCCATTTTTATTTATTTAAGTTATTTATTAAGGCGTTGGATCTAATTGCAAAGCTGCTTTAACTGTTGCGAGATTGATTTTCACCACGAATGGAAGATTAGCCGGAGCAACTTGTAAAATAGAGAATACCTCTCCAATTAAAGTGTACTCATTCTCAATAAATTGAGCGTTATACTGTCCTCTTCTCATAATAAATCCAGAGTGAATTTCTTTGTAAATTCCAAACTCACCAACTAAAGCTGTTCCTGCATCAATTTTCAAAGATGGTACAACAGTAAGTCCTGCAATTCTGTTTCCAGAAGCATCGATATAAGGTTTTAATTGGAAATTGCCTTCTGTATCTTGTGTGTAAACCGCTGAATCAATATCAACAGGATTCATAAGAACGTAATCAGGAATACCTCCTAAAACTCTAATTTGTTGTGCTGCTGCGATTACTGCAAGTCCATTATCAGGTAACACCAAAGTGCCATCTAAAGAAGAAGAAACGTAAGCCGTTGCATTTGCATCGATAATATCGATAATACCATCTTGCCAAGCCGTAATTACATCTCTTTCGAATAAATCGATAATAGCATCTAATAACGCTTCAAAATCCATTTCAAATTCCTCAGTCCATTCAATACGACCCGCATATTTTCTACGTGATGTAGATACGTTTTGGAACTTGTATTGAAGTAAAGGCTTAACCGCTCCCTCTGCTACAACTGCAACCGCTCCTTCTGTAGCAACTTGCTGTCTTGAAATAATTTGATTTGGCACTTTCGCTCTTTGAGTGTTACGGATAACATTCAAAATAAAGTTTTCAGGAACTCTAATGTAAGCAATGTCGCCATCAACTTCAAATGATCCCGTAGGATATGCAGTTAATCCCGAAATATTTGAAACCGTACCATTGTTAGTCATGTGCATTGCTGCAACTTTCGTAACTGTGATTTTTAATTCACCTTCGTTTTTGAAGGCATCAATAAAATCTTGGTGTCTTTCTTTTACAATTGAATGCAAGAAGTTTTTCAACTCCGGAGTAACTTTAGATTTTACTTGTTCCGCAATTGTTGTAAGCTCTTCTTTGATTGCTGTTACATCTTTTGCAGATTCTTTTTGCGCATCATCAATAGCTTTAACACTAACTCCTAAAGGGTTTAATGCTTCTTTGATTTCGTTTTTTCTCACTTCTGTTTCGTGAGTGTTTTTATCAGCGAGATATTTGTTTTGCTCATCTGCCGACATTTTACCGATTTCCTCGGCTGTTTTGTACTTAAAATCCATTTTAATAGAAATTTAGGTTTAATAATTCTTTTTGTTCACTGTGAGAAGTGGAATTATCCGTGTTCTCGGTTTTTGCAGAAGTGCCGTCGGCGGATTCTACTGATATTGTTGGTGTAGCTGGATTGCTTCCTTTCAGTACGGCTGAATTTTCAATTATCTTTTGCTCCGTAACTGCATAGAAATATCCAACTTGGTCTACATCTTCTTTATTTACAATTGATTGGTAATATTTATCCCAAACTGCTTTTTCATCTTTTGCCCAATCTGCATTATTATTCACAGCCATTTCAATATTTACATATCTTAAGCCAGATGAATGATTTTTAACTTTACCTTTTACATATTTGTCAAACATAAAAGGATTATCTTCTTTTTCAATTTGGGAATACATTACTAAACATTCGGTTGATCCTTCGTAATTGAATCCTAAATCTTTCCACGTTTTTGTTTCAACGGCAAAGGTTACATTATCCGAAATCAACTTATCATACTTCATCTGATGCTCTTGCAAATGTAAGCCGTCTTTAGTGTTTTTTGCCGTTCTATTCCAACTACTGTTAATTGATACATCACCATGAGAATCAAAGTAATTACAAGCATTTGAAACTGCTACAACCTTAATAGAATTTACATCGGCTAAATTAGTAATCTTTTCAGCTTTTACGACTTCTTTATTTTCATTTTCGATAGTATTATGGTACGGCAATGAATCAGCGTGTTTTACAACTGATTTCTTTTGAGCGATAATAAGTTTTTTATTATCAATCAATTCTTTCATCGCTTCATCGGAAGTATCGAAAGTTTTATCCGGAAATTCTTTTAATGTAATCATTTTTGAATCGGTTTATCGTGTGATAATATTTCCTTTTTCTTTTTAAGGCTTTCCTTTAAAGTCTCGTCAATATCTTTTTCTAAAAGTTCATCGATTTTTTTTACTGTAAGTTTTTTCATTGCGTTGATTGTGTTTTAAGAAATTCCTCAAATCCATTTTCACGAAGGAAAGCATCGTAATCTAATTCAACTCCCAAACCTTTCGATTTTTCAAACGCTTCTAAGAACTTCATTAATGCGTCTGCTTTTGCCTTGAATCCATTATTTTTAAGAACAGAATTAATAGCTACCAATGATGGCATATGATCATAAGTTCCTATCAGCTTATGACCTCTATTCTCAAACATTGATGGGTTTTTCTTCTCCAATGAATAAAGCCATGAATCAGTTATATTTTTTACGTTATTAGAGGTAAATCGAGCTTCTGCAAATTGTTGGTTTTCGTAAGTTGATCCGGAATTTGAACCTGTAAAAGCATCTAATAAATCTCTTGGGATTCCGTAACGGCTTCTAACATTTTCTTTTGCGTTGTTCTGCATTTCAATCATCTGCATTTTACGGTTATCTCTTGTGAGATTAAGTAAAGACAAATCTTCATTAGTTGCTACAATATCTGATTTACGACCTTTAGAACCATATCTGCCATTACCGCTTAATTGTCTTTCAATATCCGCCTTTTCTTCACCTCCTAATGGTGCTAACGAACCTGTTGGCGAATTCTTTGAAACTATCCAATTTACATTTTTCCCTGATAAAAAAGCCATTGTATCGGTTGTGTTTACTAATACTTGTAAATCTTTTCTCAATGAAAACACTCGGGAAATAGGATCTAAAAACTTTGATGAGTTAAATCCGTTACCGCTGTATGTATTCTTTGCAATAGTATCATAAACAAAAGCTAATTCAAACATTCTTAAATCACGCTTTTCGTTTCCTTCCAACTTCTCAATAAATTTAAGGTCTTGGATTTGAGCGCGAGATAAAATATAAGGGTTTTTAATCTTTGGCATCGATAAATTAAAGAAATCGATATTATAAAGATTTGGATTTATTCGTAGATTTCCGTTCTTGAAAAAGTTTCCGTACTGCACGTTTATTCCGCTGCATAGCGTGTTTATAACCAATTCTTTGATAAATGCTATTCCGTCTTGCCATTCGTTAGGTTGGTCTAAAAGTTTAACAAATTCCGAATTCTCAACAATATTACCGCTTGAGTCAACTTCTTGTATTCTTACTTGTGAAGCTATGTCCGCGTATAAATTAATGCAATCACTAAAAAAAGAAACGTTTTCGTAATACCATTTAAGGTTTTCACTTGGTGAATAATACTCTGAACCTAACCCAAGAAAACCTAATAAACCGTGTCTTTCAGTTTCCATATTGTAAGTATGGTCGCCATTACTTAATTCTGAGTAAATAGGTGGGATTTCCGATTGAAAAACAGATTTTACTGCATCAATACTTCTATCTAACTTCGTTAAGAAACCTACTTTATGTTGCAACTTTGTAATAATTTATACAAATGTAAAATATTATTTTGAATAATTATAAATAATGTTTACTATTTGTTATATTTGCTTAGTTTTATTTTCATAGTTTTAGTTTCCCTCTTATTTATAAGGGGGTTTTTACGTTATGATATTTAATAGGTTTTTTATCCCCCATGTGCAATATTCAAAACTATTAATATAGTGATCATCTTTCTTTACTGGCTTACCCGTTGGCGCTCCATTAATATATTCAAGTTCATAGTTATCATATTCAAACTCAAATTCATCGTTTTCAACGAAGCAAACGCGCATATTCGTTAAGAATTCCCATCGAGATTTATAAGTTGGCTTAGTGGTCGGAATTAAATTTAACTTGTAATTTACCCGTAAATCATTTGTTAGTGATATTTCGCTTCCTGCTTCTTTATCTGAACTATCAGCCCAACCGTAAGTGACGTTACCAATCGGAAAACCTGCAGCAATCAAAAACTCGCCCAAAGGAATGTTTGCGCCTGATGCGTCTTTCATATCATTCATAGGCTTGTACAATGCAGGTCGAACGTAGAAAGTTCTATCACCGTCATATTTAACGCCTACTAAAGCAGTAGGTTTCGCCCATCCATAATCTAAACCGAAATACTCTCGCTCATCAATTGCGTTGTATTCGGCTAAAGTTATTTTCATCCATCCTTTATAAATCTTATTCGGTTTCTCGGATTTCAAACCCAATCCGTAAACTGACCAATGATAATCAGATGATGATTTTACTTTCTCATTATATATACATCGTTTAAGCTCTTTAATTTGCTTTTCTGATAATTCCTTTGGGTTTGAAACAAAGTCGTAAGTATTCGCTTCCGGTTCGGTAAGAATCGAATTTAAAACTACTTCTGAATATTTAACCGATTGATACGACAATAATTGATTCCTGGATTCTGTAGATAAAAAAGGATTATCACGAAACGTAGAGTAATTAACATAAGTACTATCTTTTAACTTCTCTTTTTCTAACCAATGATTTTGCTTCGGGTTCCAATCCGATATGATTACTTTTGAACGTTGAGAAAGCTGCAGAAATACTTCATGACTAAACCCATAAGGCTCGTTAATAAAGCATAACGTTTGCGTCATTCCCATTGCGTCATTCTCATCATCTAATCCTGTAAATCTTAAGAAATTCCCGTTGTGTTTAAAAGTCCACGTGTGATTGGTTTTATTCTCGATGAAGTATTGCGCTAAACTTTCAGCCTTAATATATTTATCGAATTGATCAATAGTGATTTCGCCTTTCTCATATTGCTTTTTTCGAACCATTGGATCTTTTAGCCAGTCCTTCCAGTCCTTTTCCACAATTTCCCGGCAACTCTTTTGAGTATCTCGTAAAACCGTTGCAGAAGTAATTGGGTTTTCATAGAGGTATAAAAACAAAACTTGGAAATTACTCCAAGTCTTTGTGCTTCGTGAGCTTCCTTCCTCAATTATCAATTTATAAACGTGGTCGCCATTATCATCTTTCGAATTTAAAGCGGTCCATACATCTCTAAAAACTATTGATGCTTGAAAGTTAATTGCACTCATTTTTTAAACTCTTTGATTATCCAATTATTTTTAACAGGATTACAAGTCAATTTAATTAGGGGTTTTATTTTTGGTAATTTTCTAAACAAATCTGATTCGATTGGTTTATCACTACATTTTATTTCTGTTAGCATATTTTATTGTCTAAGTTAAAATTATTCATAGTGCTTTGGTCTTGGCTCGGTGTCAAATCAAAACACACCACTTAAAAATTTACAAATAATTAATTAAGTTTAACCTTTTAGGTTAATTTTATTCTTTTGGAGGTTCTATGATCCCGATGTTAATTGCCGTTGGTGTAGTTATTTTTTCTCCAGATGAAGTAACATCGCTTTTGTCAACTAATCCATTTAATCGTTGTGTAATTGATGGGTTGTAGATTCCTGCCATACCACCTTCTATTTGGTCTTGTCGAATATTTCTCTTAACACGTGAACAGATACGGATATAATCTGAATATCTATCATCTTTATTTTCAAAGTAATCTGTTACATCAGAAATAATATCGTTATCATCAAGCCAGTTTTGAAACCCATCAAAAGTTAATGGTCTTTGTGCGGGAAGCTCTACAAAAGGTTTTGATGCTTCTTTTATCTCCTCACCAATTGAACTTAAATCGGCTTCACCATAAACTTTAAAATTTACTGAACCTCTTTTTTGCTCTACTATTTTTATTGGGTTTTCTTTTATCTCATCCCTATATGAACAAAATAACTCCCACATCTTTTCAGGGGTTTCAATATATTTGTTCTTTCCCATTATTACATTATTTTATTTTCGTTATCAAAGGTAGTTAAAATTATCAGAATGGGAGATCGTTATCATCTTCTGCGAATGCATCATTTGGTGCATCTTGTACGGTCTGAACTGACTTTTTAATATTTCCAATGTAAGCACCTTTCTCCCCTGCTTCGTATGCTTCTTTTTTCAACTGTACGGAAATTGATCCGTCATTCTTATATTGGTCGGTTTCTTCATTTATCCAAACGTTTACATCTACTGAACGAAATGTGCTACCGTCTTTTCGTGTTACAATACTTGTTTTTGCAGTTCCGCTTTTTAATGCTTTCAAAAGTTCATCATAATTGACGCTTCCGAAAAATAATTGATTTGCCATAGATTTAAGATTTAATTAAGATTTTTTATTGTTTTGCTATTACTTTTGTTTTCGATTCAATTATTGAGGCTAATTTAACCTCGGGAGTTCTGTAGATTATTTCATCTGTTTTACTCCAATTGGCTTTTATTTGTTCGATGTTCATTTTACAAAAGTTTTAATGACTTTAGCCAGTTATAAATTCTTGGGTTTTTTGATAACGTATAACCCCATTGGCCCGTAATGAAAAAATTAATTGGTGACGCAATAAACAGTAGTAATAGAAAAATTATCGCAAATGGTAATGTTAATCTAATCCACGGCTTAACGGGTGTAGATTTTTGTGTGTAATAATCAATTCCTAAATCAATCCATCTATCACAAAGCTCTTCATTGGAAACTATGTTTAATTCAGGAAAAGTTTCTCTAAACCGTGGAATATAATTCATGTCGTTATGCGACCAAACTCTCTTTAATTTTTTATACATAATCATTTTTTTTCTTCATAAAAGGGAGCTTTCACTCCCCGAACCATTTAATTATGAAAACGTTGTAAATTTACGAATTATTTTTTATTTGTAATGGTTAGTCTTTTAAATAAATTTGTCTAATTTTATCCTCTATTGAATCCATACCCCACCCATCATAAGCCTTTAATACCTCTTCTATTTCGGATTGAGTAGGTGTAAAATCCAAATCTAATTCATCAATTTCATCAAATTGAAAATCTTCTGTTACAAAGTCTTGAAATTTAGCTATTGAATAAGCAATTTTTAACGCTTTTTTAGTTTCCATTTTTAAGTTCTTTTATTTTGTTTTTATATTCTTGTATCTTTTCTTTTATTTCCGGAATTGACAGTTTTAAGGTAGATGTACGCGCTCTTAATTCTAATGCTTCAAACCTTTCAATCCCTATTTTTTCAATCAATTTAGGTCTGTAATTATGAATGTTTCCAGATAAACTCACATTGCAATTGTTTGAACATTGTTTATGACAATTATCTTCATCCGTTCTTACATTTGGGAAACCTCCTTGACTAAAAAAATGGCCTGCATCATACTTTATATTTGTTTTTGTGGTTCCGCAACTTATACAAGGTTCGTTTTTATCCCTTGCCCGAATGTAAGTATTAAAAACCGCCTGTAATATCTTCAACCATTCTGAATGCGTCATATTAGCTTCTTTCCTTTCTTTTTTCTCTTTATTCCAAGATTGTTTAGACTGCTTTTCTTTAACTTCCTTTGCGTAGATTGTAAAGGCTTTTATACAATCGTCTTTCTCTAAACAAAATTTTTGATTAAAGTGCTTTGCGGTGAATTTATCTTTACAATTTTTGCAGCGGGGCATGGTTAAAGTAGAATAATGTTTTCGGGGTTGATGATGGAATCTTTGTTTATTTGAACATTATCAGACCCAATTTGCACGTAATTTTTAGGCGTATTGGTTTTAAAATATCCATCATGATAATGCATTTCGGTATTTTTACTCGCTTTCTCTAATGATGCTTTTACACATTCTTCTGCGTAGATTTTACCAATTTCATCATAATGTTCTTCTCTTCTGAAAATAGGCGTATCACTTATAAATTCATCCCAATTTGGATAATTATTAAATAAAGCATATTCATTTTTTATTTCTTCAAGTCTGTTCATAATACTTGTATTTAGTTATTGTTAATTAATCAATGAAATTACATCGTTTTTGAAAGTAATCATTTGAGCCTTCTTCCCATTCTTTTGATTCGTCATTTTTAAAATCAAACGAAATAAAATAATTTTGTGAATATCCATTTGTTTCAGAATCTAATGCAATTTCAACATTGTGTTTTTTAACTAATTCGGATAATTCTTTTTCAAAAGCAATCCATCTTTCTTCTCTTTTTTCTTCTGTTGTCATAATTATTAATTTTATTAATTACTCGTTGTTTTTAATACGTTCTTTTCTTCCGATATTTCCATTTCATAATGCCATGAACAAACCGATCCAAATGATAATTCATAAAGCAAACCCGATGGTCTTATCGATATTCCGATTACCATTCTTTCTGATTGGTCATTATCAGTTTTAAGATATACTGTTTGACCTAATTCAAATTTGTTTTCTATTAACATCATGTTATTGTTTTTTAGTTACACCCCTCCCTTAATACTTGCATAAGTTACCCAAGCAAGAACGTTAGATTTTATACTAACTCAGCACTAATTAAATTAATCTTGCAGACCTTTTTTAAGGTGTTAGCCATATCGCCTTTCGCTAACTTTATTAATTTGCTCCTTTATCTCTATTAAAAATATGCAAGTCGAGACCCTGAGTTGTCGGAGTGTGGGACATTGCTCGGATTTGGAGGTTCGTACTTTTGCGGAAATCCTATTTGTATTCTTATTAAAAACGTTGGTTGGTTTGAGTAGGTCATACCGTTTAGAAACACCTAAATACAAATAAAAAAGCCACTTACTATGTTAAAGACTTTGACTTGCAAACAGAGACTTTAGTAAATGGCTTTTAAAATATTATAAAAGATGTTCGGTAAATTTTGATTAGTCAAATAACTTATATCACTGTTTGCAAATACAAAGATAGTTATTATTTCCACACCACCAAACTATTTTTTAAGTTTTGATAAGTATTCTTTAACTATTGTTTTTATGCTTTCCTTGTGGCTTATGGGAACTCGGAATGCTATCGTGTCCGTTGGCTCGTTGTACTCAGGTTTTCGTCCTGCGTTTACTCTTTTTCCTCCGTGCATAATTAAATATCTTCTAATCTATTTAAAACAGAATCTATTTTGCTAATTATTTCATCCTTGAAATCTTCATAATTTAATAAATTAGCCATGTCTTTAATTGCTTCTAAAAAGTTTAACATCGTTTCTTTTAACTCTATTTGGTTTGAACTTCCAATTTCTTCTGTTACTGTATCGTTTTTCAATTCAATACCCCACGATACCGTTCTTGTTGTAATTTTCATAATTATTTAGTATATGCGTTAATATAAAATTCTGAATTATCACCTGTTTCTTTTTCTACCATTACCGAAGCAAAAGCCACTTGTTTTGAATCTCCTAATCTAACTAAAGAATTAAAAGTTTCTAAAGCTTTATCGTTTTCAATTTCCCAACAATAAATAACATTTTCAATTTGTTTATCAGTGAATGTTACTGTTGCGTTGTAAATATTTTCTAAATGTGTCATATCGTTTGTTTTTGTTGATACAAATATATAACATTAATCTTGATTACGCAAACTTTACAATAAATATATCCTAATTTAGAATGATTACAAATTAAGGAAAGTATTGATTGGGGTATTGACTTATATTAAAAAATAGTATATCTTTGTAGTATAGAAAATGAGAGAGTAACCAACTCATTTATAAATTTAAGATTATGAAAACTCAAGATTTAACTAACAATAAAGAACGAATCATTAAAAAAATTAAGTATCAAATTACTTTATGTACTCAAGAGAATATTAAAGACGTGATGGTTAAGATGGTTGCTTATCTTCCCCGATATGCTGATAAAAAACCTTTAATGTCTAATATTGATAAAATCACAAATGAAGCTATAAGTAACTATATCAAGTATTATAAAGTAAGTACAGTAGCTCAAAGAAATCAGATTGAAATAAATATTGAAAAAAACAAAATGGATTCAAGGCCATCTAATTTACAATATTAATAAACTTTATAAATTAACAATTAAAATCAAATATTATGAAAACTGTAAAAACAATTTCAGAACAAATTCAATCTTTCGCAGATCAAGTTGAATCAATGAGTAATTTCAAAAATGAACCATCAAAAAAAGGGAAAGAAATTTATAAAGACTATCAAGATAGATTGCCGTCTATAATCCAAGAATTAAGAAATCAAGGGGTAAACGAAGAAACGCATCCTAAATTCGCTAACGCTATATCATCATACAATTATTGGAAATAAAATGACACCACACGAAAACGCTTTAATTCTCATCAAAGAATATGAGTAATCCACAACCCCCACGAGGCAACTCATTTAAAAAACTAAATACCCCACGAGGCAACCTGTTTAAAAATTAAAATAATTAATTATGGCACAAAAACTAAAAATGGTATCTTTAAAAGTAGAACCAAGGCAAACGGAAAACCTTAAAACGATTTCCAAAATGAATGACAAATCTCAATCCGAACTATTACGCAATTGGATTGACAAAGAGCTTCAAAAAAACATTCTCGATATTGTTTCGGAAAGCGGACAAGATATAGAAGTTTTCGCAGATGCTAATGATGATTACACAAATCACTTTGCAACGATAGAAACAGACGCAGTTAACTTTAGTTTAGCGTTTGAAATAGCGCATAAATATTACCCGCCTGAACCCGAATGCGATAACGCTTATGAGTTTGAGGTTTTAAGTTACAAGACTACGTTACTTGAAATAACAGACGAAAACGGGAAAGTTGAAATCCCTAAAAACCTGGAAAGAGCAATCGAGAAAGGCTTCAACAAAAATCTAACGTTTAACCTAATTAAAAAATATTAAAATGTCAGAATTTAAAGGAACAAAAGGAAAGTGGATTTTAATTGAAAATGAATATTGTCATTATACATCTATAAGAAATGAAGATAATACAAGAACATTATTTGTTTCAAGGGTAAATAATCAAATAATAAATAATGCAAATTTTAAGCTTATCTCCAAAGCACCTGAAATGTTGGAAATGTTGGAACGCTTAGTTAATTCCAATAAAAACGAGATAGACTATATAAAAGGAGAAGCAAAACAGCTAATCAAAGAAGCTACTGAACTTTAAAACAAACATTATGAAAACACTATCACTACTTTTATTTGCGGGTTTACTTTCCGCTCAATCGCTTAAACCAACTATCGGAGTGCATTATTCAGGCGGTTTATCCTACGACATGAACCACGAACCACTATCAATCCAAACAGGGCTAATTTACGCCCCTAAAACGGCTGATTTGATAATGAGTAATATTGGAGTTAACTTCAATCTTTACAAAGACCCAATGCCACGTAAAAAAGGCGAAAACGAAACTTTTTATGTAGCGCGGTTACAGTTCGCTAAAGAGTTCGTACAATATTGGAATTTCACCTATTACGCAGGTTACGCGAATAACTTCAACAACGATATTATGAGCAACTTTAAAGGCGGTTTTAAAACCAATTTAGCGTACGGTTTCGGGTTTCAGTTGACCGATGATTATATTACCGCTGAACTTCTCTACGAATCAATTGCGGGTTATCCACACCTTTCAGTAGGTGTTAATTACAATATTACTAATTTACTAAAAAAGAAAAGATGAATAATTTAGAGGAAATATCAAAAAAATACAGTGAAATGTTCGGAATCGAATTAACACCAGTAATTCTTAAAATTATTACTACCGAATACAACTGCAGTCTAATGAAAAATTTGATTAATAAATCTGATTACGATACTGCAGTAAAAGTAGGGAACTTAATTAAAGAAGTTTGGATTAAAACACCTAAAAAACAAAACGATGAAAACAGTATTTAAAGTATTATTTTGGGGATTGGTTTTTTTCTCCGCTTTATCAATCGATAACGCTTCGATGAAATTAGTAATGGCAGAAGCAATTGTATTGGTTTTATTATCATTCCCAACTTTCTGCTACGATGAAATTTTTGACCGATTAAACGAAAAACGATGAAAGAACTAACCTTATTTCTCCAAACCTATCAGAATGTATGGCACGGAACTCACGCAATAACAGCAGAAGTATTTATTGCGCTTTTAGAAAAATTTAAAGATTACGATTAAAAAAAACAAAATGGAAAAGATGAATTTATATCAGAAATTACACATAATCCAATCCCGGATTAATGGATTAGGAAAAGATAAAGCAAGTAACTCATATCAATATGTGACAGGCTCAAAGGTTTTAGGCGCAATTAAACCACTTATGAATGAATTAGGATTATTACTCAAACAAGAGGTTATTAGTATTGATAACGAGCGTATGGATTATTCAGTTTCTTTAAATCAAGATAAAGAAACAAAGCAATGGAATGGAAAGCCTAAATCTGAAATTCTTTCGAAAGTTATGCAGCGGTTTACTTGGGTTGATATTGAAACAGGAGAAAAAGACGAGAATTTATTCGGCGCGAACGGTCAAAACGATTGGGATAAAGGCGTTGGTTCTGCGCTTACATACGCTGAACGTTATTTTTTACTTAAATACTTTCATATTCCAACCGATGAAGATGATATTGATAACAGTTTTCGAGATGGAAAAGTTGAAGAAAACTTAAACCAAATCGAC